GTCATTCAGAAACGCGCCGTCATTGGTCGTGCCGAAGAAAACGGCGGTACGCGGATGCTCGACAGGCGTTCTTGCGTAGCTCTCACGGTATATGTCCGTGGTCTGCGTAATCATGGACTTGATTTTGTTCTTGTCCTTGCCGTTGAATCCGTCAAGCTCTGGTATCTCCACCACCAGCCTGCCGCTGATTCGCTTTAGATCCTCGTTATCGAAGTTTGAAAAGCCCTCGACAAAGAAGTCTGGGGAAAGGGACAACAGTTTTACGAACGTGGACTTGCCGGTGCCCTGCTTTCCGACAAACACAAACATCTGGTCTGCCTTGCAGCCGGGGAACATAGCACGCGCCACAAGCTGACGGAACATGAGCTTTTCAACCTCCATGCTGTAGCCCGTGGGCTCCACTTCCAGCATCTCGTAGGTGAGCATTCCGACAACCGCCGTGGATTCGCGCCACGTCTTGCCGCCGTCCTCGCTGATTCGGATTGGCGTTCCGGTGCATCCAGCAGTTTCCTCGTCCTTGTACTCGACGATGGGCAGGGTGTCCAGCAGGTCGTGCATCGGGTTGTAGCGCTGACCGTCAACGCCACCGAAACCGACTAAAGCATCCTCGAACTTCTGCTTGTTGCGAACGCCGTAATCGCGTTCAAGTACAGCTCGAAGGTTAACCGATTCGCTCTGCTCCATGACGTGCGGGCGCTCGAACTGAACGTCCGGGATGCATCTACCTAGGACGTGCAGCCTTGAGTCGAACTTGTTGAACTTGATGTACTCGCGCACCTCGTCGAGATTGAGCAGGATGTTCTTGATCGCGTCCACTGTCTCATCCTTGATGCGGCTAGCAGGCTCAACTGGTCGGTCAAATATGCTGACTCCTGTTTTTTCAGCATCCCCCTCCCCTGCTGTGGACATGGGCTTGGTATCCTCCACGGGATGCGAGTACTTGTTGCCCTGCTCATAGCGGCATACAGAACCGATTATTTTCATTAGCTCGCGCTCGTCCAGTGGAGGTTGGACTCTAGTGGAGTTTACTGTGTGCAGTATGCTGTTAATCTCCATCGAGTTGCAGCCGCGCGAACGTAGCGAGCTGGCGTATCGGAATAGCGTATCGTTGCGGTTGACCGTAATCACATCGTCCAGAACGAAACGCTCGTGGCGCTCGCCGTCATTGTGGCTGGTGCGCATGTAGTCGATAAATGAATAGACCCTATCGTCTGCCTGAGCCAGCTCACAATCGTCTGGCGAAACGCTCCATTCGTAGTAATCGCCGCATGGGTGGAGTGACGGTGGAGCCACCACGTACCCTCCCTCTCCGCGAACGTCTACGCCTAGAGCGCCGCCAGCCGAGTTTCTAATCTCGCGTGAGGTGCGGTAGAACATCTGCTTGCCGCCTGATCCAGTGATTTGCGTCCACGTCTCTGGCAGCTTGCCGTGCTCTACCTCCCAGTTGCGCAGCGTTTCAAGACCGTTTGCTTTCCCATGAACGTCCAGGTCTATTACGATCAACCCGTAGGACGCTTTGCCACAAACTATGCCAACGTTGTAATCTGGGTCTGAGGTCTCAAACCCCTTGTACTTCCCGAAACCCCACCACACCTGAACCTGCTCGGGGTTGTCCGAGTAATCGGCGCTCCCGTGCTGTGTTGCCGGGACTTTATCCCTAACTTTCAGCGGGATAACGGCAAGTCCCTTGTCTATGTAATCGAGTGCCGCGCGAGCGCACGGCGGTACATACTCATTGGTATTCAATGCCCAATACCTCGCAAATGCGCTTGGCGCAGTTCCTCTTCGATGTGAACTCGAACCTCACGCCGTATTTCTTTTCCAACGTTGCGAGAATCTTAACGAGCGTCTGCCCGTGCATCGGTCGTGAGCCGCGTCTGCACCTCCGTCCCTTCTCCCGAGGAGTGGAGCACATGCGACAGCGCTTGCACACGTCCGATACCCATCTTTCGAGCTGGGCAGGGTCGTTGTATTTCTCGTTCGATTCCACCAAAACAAGAAGGCGGTAGCCAGCAGCCGCCGCCCTCTCGCACTCACGCACGAAACGCGCGTGGTCTCTTCCAACATCCATGACAAGCTCTTGGATGCTGTTCTTGGTGTCGATGGATATGTTGGAGCCGGGGCGTTGATAGTCTCCGAAATCGAGTTTCATAGTGACCATCGGAACCCCGTGCTCCATCCACCATTTGTTCTTGGTTACATGCTTACCGGCCTTTTGCCTACTATCAACAATGAGCATTAGAACGGAATGTCATCGTCTGTAGCCGTGGAAACGCTCGTGTGGTTGAGCGTGGCGGGCGTGGACGCAACGTTATTGTTCTCGTACTCGTCCAGCCATTCCTCGGCATCGTTGATACCAGCACGCTTCAGCGCGTCAATCTTGCCAGCATGGTCGAGCATCTTTGGCTTTGGGTTGGCGTTCTTGCCCTCCTGAATGTCCTTGGTGGTGCAGAAGCGGAAAGCGCGAGCGCCGCCCAGCTTGAACTCGGACGTTTTCTTGTCGAAGTACTCTTCCTCGCGGAAAACGATACCGATAACCTTGCCCTCAAGCATCTTGTACTGCCCAGCATCGAGCGCGGCAACGGCATCGAAACCCGTGTTGCACTCGGTGATGGCCTCCATGCGACCCTTGAAAATGGGCAGCGCCTTTTCCTTGTAGGACAGGATCATGTGGTGCGCCCACGGCTTGTCCTTGTAGAAGTCAGAAGAGTAATAGCCCTCGAACTCGCCTACCTGAATGTCGAACAGGACATCGAGATATTCCTTTTCCTCGTTGTCCGTGACCTCAGTGATGATGCACGCATACGCGCCGGGGGTGATGTTCTTGAAGTCGCCCTCTGACTTGGCCTTGATTGAATTGAGGTTGAGTTGACGCATTACTGCTCTGTTCCTTTCGTCTCTTGTTCATCCTTGATGGGCTTCATGCCCCAGTACTCCCTGAGCGCGGTATCTACCGCTTTAAGGTCGTTATCCATCTTCTCCGGCAAGCTCCCCATCGGGGCCTTTGCAAGATTTCGACCGTTGTTCTCGGTCACGAACACGTGATTGCCGTCCTCGACAACACAGTCGATAACCACGGGGCATGCGCCAGCAATGTTCCACTTCTCGTCAAGCATCTTGCCAACGGTCATGACCTTTTCGTTGCCGTTCGCGTCCTCGTCCACATGGTGGAGGAAATAAACGATTGTGTCTTGGTCTGTGCTAATCGCGGCGCTGATTAGCTGCTGGAAGTGGAGTGCCATTTCAGTGAACTTGTCGTAGCCCTTCTCGCGGGCACGATTGAAGTTCTCGTTTTGCATGAGGAATGTTGAATCGTCCACCACGTAGCAGCGCAGGTTATTCTTGCGCATGGTGTCAATGATTTGGCGGTACACGGGACGGTTCGCCTGCGGGAATTTAGCCCCGCCACGGAACGGCAAAGGCTTGCCGAGGACATTGAAAATGCCCACCTCGTCTGGCGCGAAGTTGCGCAACGAGGTTGACTTGCCCGAGCCTGATTTGCCTAAGACTAGGATTGCGGTGCCCATTAAAACTAACTCCAATCGTATGGGGGTTTGCATATATTGCTTGCCATAATCTGAATGACGGAAAAAGCTCCGTATTCTTTGAGCTGTTTGAATGTTTCAGCCACAGTCTTTGTTTGTCGGTTACGCACAAGCTCGCATAAGAGTTTTGCCGCCTGAATACAGTCGTTATTGATTGACTTGACTCTAATTAAAAGAGCCTTTGCAATTGCCGCTTGTTTTTCAGCGTCACTCATTGTCATGCAAACATCTGGCTTGATGTAAACGCCGTCTCCAAAGCAAATGCCGCCGTGTTTTAGCAGCATATCTTTTGCTCTGTTTTTAAAAGCATCATTAGTTGCACGGTCGTTGTATTTGTCCTTGTATTCAGATTTAAGGTCAACAATTCCGACCGTTAGCAACTTATTGACAATGCTTTTTCTATCGACACGTTCATCATGCACGGAATCTTTGTATTCAGATTTCCATGCTTCAGACGCGCTTTGCAGGCGTTTATACAGCGCCCTGATTGACATTGAGCTTTCTGAACACTTGTCGATTATGCTAAGTTGTTCTTGACCACTCATGGTTTCAAGCCACTCAATGATTCGTCTATCCTCTGTCTTTGTGCCTTTCGGCAATCGACCTCTGAGGTTTGCACAGTCAACATAAGTTTGTGCTTCAAGTCTTATGAACTTTTCAGCCTGTTCCTTGTATTTGTGTGCTGCTTTGAGCATGTTTGAAATTGTGCGGCAATTATCGAGTGCTTCTTTTGCAACCGACCTATCAGCAGCGGTGGATGGAACCATAGAAACTACGGAGCTGGGAATAATCTCATCTCCTTTATCGTCCATTACTCCACCTCACCCGTAAGCAGTGCGGCGGCAGCAGCACCAAGGTTGTTACCGAGTGCATCAATAACCTTGGGCAGCTGCACGCGAATGGTCGTGCCGGTCATCATCGGCGGCTCGAAACGCTCTACCATCTCACACCCATCTGGCAACTCTCCATCGGCAACGGCGGCGTCAAGAACCAAATCGGGCTTTACGGTGACAAGGCGATTGAGCGTATCTAATCCGCCATCGGACGTGCGAAGCCACTCAACGAACTCCTGCGCGCTGGCGATGGATGGGAAATGCCCGACTTTCGGCTTGCTCATTCGCGCCGAGATCGTACCGACCTTCTGACCGTTCACGGTGAGCTGCTTCTGGGTGACGCCATATGTCAGGAAGTCATCGAGCATCTGCGCATTGACTTCCTCGCGCACCTGCTTCTCGGCCTGCTTCACGGCCTTGCCGAAAGCGGTGATGACAGCCAAGCGCTCTTCGTTACTCACGTTCGGCATAGCTAACCTCCTTGCAAATAGACTGCTCGAACAAGATGGATGACTCCTCCACCACGGGGAACTCACGCACGTGGCAATTGTCCTCTCCTCCGAAAAGTGCTCCGTTCGCGCCCTTGCTCACGGCAAGCGCCGTCTCACTGTCCTTGAAAACGCCAATGGGCGTGTAGCCTTGGCTGACCACGTAAACCTTCATAATTCTCCTAATTAAGATATCTTGACCTGTACAAGCGCACGACCTCGCGCTCAGCTTCTGACTTTGTCG